GTATAACACAGAGTGCCTATGCTATGGATAAAGAACCTGTTATCTGGGTACAAGTTCCACAATGGACAGATGACTGGGCAGTATGTGCAGTAGATATTCCAGACGCAGCATGTCATTGGTATGTTGCAGAAGCAGATAATACATTTGGTGAAGGATTTGATTGGGAGAATGCTCCTTGGTTTGATGCTAATGGATTGAATGACATAGCACCAATACAGAAGAAGACAGTAGCACAGAAATTACAAGAACTAGGTTGACAGTAGTACATTCAGTCAACGTAATGATTCTCATACTTATCATAAGTGTGACGATTCTCATCGCCTATATAATGAAGTATGCTTATGAGGAAATGAACGATGGGAGCAATGACACCCCCAAGCAGGAAGAGTTGTTACAACTTCCGAGTGACGGAGATAACAAAAGTAGTTGATGGAGATACCATTGACGTAGTTATCGACTTAGGGTTTGATATCTATAAGCACGAGAGAGTAAGAATTGCAGGAATAGATACTCCTGAGAAGAGAACGAGAGACTTAGAAGAGAAGGCATTAGGAATAGATGCAACCAACTGGATGAAAGGAACATTGGAGGATACCATCAATGGAGAACATGAACTTACTATACGAACTGAACTTAAAGGCGGGGTTGGTAAGTATGGTCGCTTGCTTGGTTGGTTATATGTGGGTGACCAGGAAAAGTCGCTCAACGAACAGATGATTGACGAAGGATACGCATTAGAGTATGATGGTGGTACGAAGAATAAGGATTGGGAAATCCTAAAAGACATTCGACGTAAACAAGGCACCTTAATAGAATGATACCCTCTATGAGAAAAACTATTATTAACGCACTCAAAGCGCATGCGATGGGTGACATCAAAAAACATTTAGCAAACATTGAAATCTATTTGGAGAACCCTGCTGGCATTGGAGAACACTCTGATGTTATGGAAGCAATTCAAGTAGAACTAGATCAGGTGGCAAAATACCATGACCAACTCGAAGTCCTCTCAAAATACGTTGACAGGGAATCTGGTTCATGAAGTTTCTTCATTAATTAGACATAAAATATTAACTCTACCCGCACTCGGACCATTTGATAATCCACATCCTATCGTAGAAAACGATAATGTGTTTATCATTAATGAGATGAATAAGTGTAAGGGTCTTAGGAAGGTACATTTAGAAACAGGTTATACAAAGAACATTGAAGTCATGCACTGTGTGTTCTTTCCTGATCCAAACTACCCCCTACCTATTTTTGGTGCCGATATAGTAGCAACACCAAAGGTAATTACTGCTGCGATCTGTGATATATCTCCTGTATATAATGCAAGTAGTATATACTATGGTTTAGATATAATCGCTAGTCAATATAAATTTAAAGAACCAAGAGCATTACCTGAGTGGGCAGATATATTCTCACCCTTCTGTCAGTTCATGCGTATACGAGACGATGAAGAGAAAGGAATGTTTGTTCAGTTAGTGGAGAGATACTTAGATATCTACATTGAACATGTATATGGTGCTGAACGAGATCCTAAGTGGATAAATACTATGAAGAGAATGGATGATCAGATCTGGTATTGTAAGCAACAAAGGCAGAACAAGAAGACCAAGGCAGTCCTTGGACAATGGTTCAGTCCTGAGTGGGCACAAGATTATATCGACAATACCTTGTTTGATGTTCCTAATCAAAATTGGCGATGGTGGTTAAATGGCGACTGATCAGCAGTACTTAGGTAATCCTAATTTAAAAAAAGCAAACGTTGCACAGAGTTTTACTCCGTCACAGGTGAAAGAGTTCGTCAAATGTTCTCAGGACCCTGTACATTTTATTAAGAAATACATTAGAATTGTTTCTCTGGATAAGGGTCTTATACCATTTGACCTGTATGATTTCCAAGAGGACATGGTACAGAAGTTTCATGATAAGAGATTTAATATAGCAAAACTACCAAGACAGTCTGGTAAATCAACTGTTGTTACATCATATCTTTTATGGTATGTGATATTTAATGATAACGTCAACGTAGCGATCCTTGCTAACAAGGCAGCAACTGCTAGGGAGATGCTACAACGTCTACAATTAAGTTATGAAAACCTCCCAAAATGGATGCAACAAGGAATTAACCAGTGGAACAGAGGATCACTGGAATTGGAGAATGGAAGTAAGATCATGGCTGCATCTACTTCTGCTTCTGCTGTTAGGGGTATGTCGTTTAACGTTATATTTCTGGATGAATTCGCTTTCATTCCGAATCATATCGCTGATCAGTTTTTTAGTTCTGTATATCCTACTATCTCATCTGGTAAATCTACCAAGGTTATCATCATTAGTACACCTCATGGAATGAACATGTTCTATAAACTCTGGCATGATGCTGAGAGGAAGAAGAACGAGTATACAACAACAGAGGTTCACTGGTCACAGGTCCCAGGCAGGGATGCTGTATGGAAAGAGCAGACTATTGCGAACACATCAGAAGAACAGTTCCGTGTTGAGTTTGAGTGTGAGTTCCTGGGATCTGTTGATACTCTTATTGCTGCGTCTAAATTAAGGATGCTGGCATATGATGATCCTATACAAAGGAATAAAGGACTAGATGTATACGAGAAACCAATAGATGATCATCAATATACTATTACTGTCGACGTTGCAAGGGGTGTGACTAAGGATTATAGTGCATTTACGGTAATAGATACGTCAACAATACCATATAAATTGGTAGCAAAGTATAGAAACAACACTATTAAACCACTTCTCTTCCCTAATACCATATACAATGTTGCAACTGCGTACAATCATGCGTTTGTATTGGTAGAGGTAAATGATATTGGTGGGCAGATTGCGGACATGCTGCACTTTGACTTAGAGTATGACAATATCCTTATGGCATCTATGCGTGGACGTGCAGGACAGGTGGTAGGACAAGGGTTCTCAGGCACTAAGGTACAACTAGGAGTTAAAATGAGTACAACTGTCAAGAAGACAGGGTGTTCTAATATGAAACAGTTGATAGAAGATGATAAGTTATTAATATCTGACTACGATGTTATTGCTGAACTGACTACCTTTATACAGAGGGGACAAGCATGGGAGGCAGAAGAAGGATGTAATGATGACCTTGCTATGTGTCTCGTGATGTTTAGTTGGTTAGCAACATCAGATTACTTCCGTGAGTTACATGACAATGATGTAAGAATGCGTATGTATGCAGAGCAGAAGGATCAGATAGAAGCGGACATGGCACCCTTCGGTTTCGTCAGTGACGGATTAGAGACGGAAACCATCATTGACAATGAGGGTCAAGTATGGCATACTGATGAATACGGAGATATGTCTTACATGTGGGATTACAAATGATTGCTTTTTTATTCGCTAGTGCTGGTTTACTAAACCTATTGTTCTATGTTTTTGCAATAGGGTTTGTGGTATCTTTGATACTAGAACAGATACTTAAAGCACGACCTCTCTCAGCATTCGCAGAGATAAACGAGAGAAACATCTATATAGTACAAACCAACCGCAAATACTGTTGGAGACAGGCATGGGTCACTAATCTAATATGGTTCTTGGTCAATGTAAGTCTGTTCTTGATATCAAGAAACATGCAAACACCAACCGATACATTCTGGAACGGAATCTAATGGTAATAAAGGTAGACAAAAGTAAAGAGTTTATAAAGAGTGGGAAGAAACTCGCATCAGAGTATCCTCCTATTAAAGAAAAGAAAGATGGACCTAGACGGTGACTTCCTAGAATTAGAACACCTATTACTAAAACAACGTACTTGTAAGGTATGTGGTATAGAGAAGGATCTATTGACTGATTATTATAAAACCAGAAAAGACAGAGGTGCTATGCCCTCTGCTTTTTCGTATGAATGTAAATCGTGTACGAAGATAAGAATTAAGAGAAGACGCAAAAGTGTTGATATAACTACCTACTCCTATCCTGATTGGTGATGTTCACGTCTTGTTTCCCCACTGGAAACATACGTTTTTCTAAATATTAGTAGCATCCGAATATTGAAATTTATCCGAGGAGTATACCCAGATGGCATCCACACAAATTTCCCCAGGTGTTGTCGTCCTAGAAAGAGATCTAACTAATACCGTAAACGCAACTGTTGATAACATTGCAGCGGTAGTTGGAACATTTTCAAAAGGACCAGTAGATGAGGTTAGAGTAATCTCGTCCGAGCGACAACTGGTTGAAGAGTTTGGTAAACCAAACGACAGTAACTACGAGTACTGGTTCTCTGCTGCACAGTTCATGCTGTATGGTGGTTCAGTTAAAGTGGTTCGTGCAACAAGCACATCATTAAAGAATAGTATTGATACAACAACTGTAACCGATACAACTTTCTCAGCAACAGACACAACACTAACAGTTTCTGAGGCAACAGACTTTGACAATGGAGATCTTTTAAAGATCGACTCAGAAATCGTCTCAATCACAGGAATCTCTGGATTAGACATAACTGTTTCTCGTGGACAACTTAATACATCTGCGGTATCACACGCTGCGTCTTCTCAGATCATGTTGATCGAAGCAGCAGGATCTACCACAACTATTAATGAAGGTGGTACATTTAGTAATAGTGACACAACACTAACTGTTACTAACGCATCTACATTGGGTGTACAAATCAACTCCTACATCAGAATTACTGATGAGATCATGCAAGTTACTGGTATTTCTACCAACGACTTGACTGTAACAAGAGCACAACTGGGAACTGCTGCATCATCACATACTGATGGTGTTACTGTAACTCTCTTGACTGTTACTACTAACAAGACAACAATCAATGAGACAACAACATCTGGTGTTACTCCTCCCTTAATTAAAAACTTTGACGAGTATGAAGCAACAGTAGAAACTGCTTCTAACAACTGGAAGTGGGCAGGAAAAACTCCTGGAACATACGGAAACAGTCTTCGTGTTGTAGTAACAGACGCTGGTCCAGATCAACTTCTATATCTTGCATCTCCAACAACAGGTAACCCTGAGCATAAGTTTGAGGTAGGTAAGAAGGTAAACATTTCTGCGACATCATCTTATTCACAGGTTTATAGTTACGTCTTAGAACTAACCTTAGAGCAGGGAGCATCCCTAGTAGGTAAGTTTGACGGTGGTAACTTCTTCACTGCGGTATCAGGTAACGTAACTGGTAGTGTTGTTGCTTACAACCCATCATCAAGAAAACTTGAAATCACAGTTGACACAACATCATCTGACTACTTAGAAGTTGGTGACACAGTTACTGAACTACTAAACAGTGGTGGATCTCCTGGATCTGCATCTGGTGATAGCGGTAAGATCGTTGCAATCAACAGAAGATTATCTGTGGTAATGGATAAGGGAGCAACAAACTTCATTTCCAACCAAGTCATTAAAGAAGGTTCAACATACGCTGCTGACGGTGTAACAAATGCTGGACGCGACGTAAGCATCACTTCTATTGCATCTGAGTATGCAAGTCGTGTATATGGTAACAACCAGAAGTGGTCATCAATCGCTGACAGACCTGGAACTTCCGCATACGCATCAGACAGAAACGGATTCCGTGACCTAATGCACATCCTTGTGTTAGATGGAGACGGAGGAATCACTGGTGTACCAGGAACAGTTCTTGAAAAGTTCCTCAACGTGTCTAAGGCATCTGATGCTAAGTCACCACAAGGAAGCAACCTCTACTACAAAGATGTAATCAAAGTTTCTTCTCAGTATATCTGGTGGGGATCTCATGAGGTAACACTTGTACAAGATTTAGATGGCACTGCTACTGGTGATATTGGAACAACTGCAACAGGCAGACAGTTCGATATCTTTAAGAGCACAACTGCTATCACTGACATCGACGATCCATCAGGATCAACTGCTGGTGCTACACCTCTAATGTTCACAAAAGGAACTGCAACTCTAAAATACTCTTTGAAGGGTGGAGTTGATGGTTACTCAGCAGAGAGAGATAAGTTATTCGATTCATACGAATTATTCTCAGACCCTGAGACAGAAGAGATAGACTACATTATAGGTGGTCCAGGCATGAGCAATGAGGCAGACTCACTTGCAAAGGCACAAAAATTGATTGACATTGCAAACATCCGTAAGGACTGCATAGCATTCATTTCACCTCCTAAGTATTCTGTTATCGGTGTACCTAGCACAAGCACTATCGTAGAAAATACAATCAACTTCTTTGATCAGTTATCTTCTACATCATACGCAGTGTTCGACAACAACTATAAGTACATGTATGACAAGTATAACGACAAGTATCGTTACCTTGCATGTAACTCTGACGTTGCTGGACTAACACTAAGTACCGCACTTAACTCAGAAGCATGGTTCTCTCCTGCTGGATTCAACAGAGGACAACTATTAAATGCTGTTAAGTTAGCATACTCACCATTAAAAGATCATAGAGATCGTTTATATGGTTCAAGAATCAACCCTATCGTATCTTTCCCTGGTGAAGGAAACATACTTTACGGAGACAAAACTGCATTAGCAGGAGCATCAGCATTCGATAGAATCAATGTTAGACGCTTATTCTTAGTGATCGAGAGAGCAATCTCACTATCTGCTAAGGGACAACTCTTTGAAATCAACGACGAGTTTACTCGTAGAGGATTCAAAAACTTAGTTGATCCATACCTAAGAGGAGTACAATCTGCTCGTGGTATTGTGGACTACTTAGTTGTATGTGACGCAACAAACAACCCACCCGAAGCGCAAGATCGCGGAGAGTTCTTTGCTGAAATCTTTGTAAAACCATCAAGGTCGATTAACTTCATCACACTTACATTTACTGCAACCAGAACAGGGGCAACCTTTGCTGAGGTAACACAGTAATTATTATTCACCAACATATTTTAGGTAAAACTAATGACAGACAGTTTTAAAGTAGTAAAGGACATCATCTCTTTCCGTAATCAGGTTAGAGAAGTTGCCCGCCCCAATCAGTTCCAAGTGGAACTACAATTTCCTGACGCATTTGCAAACAAGAATGATCTGGCAAACAAATCAACCTTCTTAGTGAAGGGTGCTAACTTACCAGCATCTACTCTTGGAACAGTAGAACTTCCTTACAGAGGAAGAGTCTTGAAGATTGCAGGAGACAGAACATTTGAACCATGGACAGTTACTGTTATCAACGACGAATCATTCGAGTTGAGATCAGCATTTGAACAGTGGTCAGAAAGTATCAACTTCCGTAGAGAAAACGCATCCGACTTCGGAGAGGCAGCATCATATCAAACTGATGCTATCGTTCGTCAGTTAGCAAGAACTGGTGGAATTCCTAAGTCTTACAAATTCTTTGGAGTTTATCCTGTAAACGTTTCTGCTATTGATCTAGCATGGGACAGCAATGACGCTGCTGAGGAATACACAGTTGAGTTTGCAGTACAATACTGGGAGCCAGAAGGTTCAACTATTGATACTTACAACTCTGTTGAAGACAACTAGAAAGTAAGGTTTTCTAACCTGTCTAAATAATAAAGTAAATAAAAGTAAGATCCGATAATGTCAAATTTATTTGGTTATTCTCTTGATCGCAAAAAGAAGGGGGGCGCAACCCCTTCTTTCGTGCGTAAAGAATCTGATGACGCAGCGCAACCGATAGTAGCGGGTGGGTATTTCGGACAGTATGTTGAAATGGGCGACGCTGCTAATAAAGCAAGCGAAGCAGATCTCATTGGTCGTTATAGAGAGATGTCTCTACACCCAGAGGCAGACGCAGCAATCAATGATGTTGTTAATGAAGCGGTCGCAGGAGATTTGAATGATCATCCAGTTCAGATAGATCTCCAAAACCTCCGTGGATCACAAAATTTAAAGAACAGAATCAAGGAAGAGTTTGATAACGTCCTTGTTCTATTAGATTTCGATAGAAAAGCATACGATATATTCAGACGCTGGTACATTGATGGTAGATTATTCTATCATAAGATGATTGATACTAAGAATCCTGCTAATGGTATACAGGAACTTAGATATATTGATCCTAGAAAGATCAAAAAAGTTGTAGAGTTTGATAAACCAAAGGATAGATTACAACCAATAGATCCTCAAACTGCTTCTATTGTTCCTAAGTCTGTTGAGTATTACATATACTCACCCAAAGGACTGAAAGGATATGAGAACAATGGAATCAAGATTGCACCTGATGCAATAACCTATTGTCACTCAGGTCAGTTAGATATGCAACGCAACTATGTGTTGTCACATCTACACAAAGCAATCAAAGCACTTAATCAACTTAGGATGATTGAGGATAGTTTGGTTATATATAGATTGTCCCGCGCCCCAGAGCGTAGGATATTCTACATTGATGTAGGTAACCTACCTAAGCAAAAAGCAGAAGCATACCTCCGTGAGGTTATGTCTCGCTATCGTAACAAACTTGTTTACAACGCTGATACAGGAGAGATAAGAGATGACAAGAAATTCATGTCAATGCTCGAAGACTTCTGGTTACCACGAAGAGAAGGGGGACGAGGTACTGAAATCTCTACGCTCCCAGGTGGACAGAATCTTGGAGAACTTGAAGACGTCAAGTACTTCCAGAAGAAACTTTACCGATCACTCAACGTACCAGAGTCACGCTTAGAGTCTGATAACTCATTCAACATTGGTAGATCTGCTGAGATCACTCGTGATGAAGTGAAGTTCCAGAAGTTCGTTACTAGACTTCGTAAGAAGTTCAGTGATTTATTTACTGATCTCCTCAAAACCCAATGCGTTCTTAAAGGTGTTTGCACCTTAGATGAATGGGATGAGATCAAAGAGCACGTTCAATATAATTTCATTGCGGACAACTACTTCTCTGAAATGAAAGAGAAAGAAGTAATGAATGAGCGTCTTGCTATGTTACAACAAATGGATCCTTATGCAGGGAAGTATTTCTCAGTTGAGTATCTAAGACGTAACATTCTCCGTCAAACTGACGCTGAAATGCAAGAACTTGATGAACAAATGGCAGCAGAAATTGCTGATGGGTTAGTTGTTTCTCCTGTTGAGATGCAACAAATGGAAAAAGCGCAGATGGAAATGTCCATGCAACCGCCAGAACCACCTCCCGAGGAACCCAAATTGTCTGATTCAGACTATAAAAAGGGAGAAATCTAAATAGTATACATACACACATAAATTATGCCTTCTCAATCTGCTAATGACATCGTGAATGCGCTATTTGCTGGACAGAAAGATCTTTCTGACTATGTAGATACGCAAATGAAATCTCTTGCCATGGACTCTATCGAGGATATGAAAAAAGAGGTTGGGAAAACAATGTTCGCTCCACAGGAAGATGGTCCTGAGAATACTGAGCAACCTGTTGATGCTATTCCACCTGATCAAACCGAGGAACCCAAAGATGAAACTGATAACGGAACAAATTGATGACGCTAATGTCGTAATTACCGAAGGTAAGAACGGTAAGAAACAAACCTTTATAGAGGGTGTTTTCTTGCAGGGCGAAATCACAAACCGCAACGGTAGACGTTATCCAATACAAACTCTTGCAAGAGAGGCGAGTATGTATAACGATAAGTTCGTTAAAACTGGTCGTGCGCTAGGTGAATTGGGTCATCCCGAAGGTCCAACCATCAATTTAGATCGTGCATCACACATAATTACTTCACTAAAACAAGAAGGTAATAACTTTGTAGGTAAAGCACGTTTATTAGAGACCCCAATGGGTAAGATTGCTAAACAACTTCTTGATGAAGGTGTTAAATTAGGAGTCTCATCACGCGGACTAGGGTCTATCAAAGAAGAAAATGGTATTAAAGTTGTAGGTGAGGACTTCGTTCTTGCTACTGCTGCTGATATCGTTGCTGATCCGTCAGCACCTGATGCATTTGTTAATGGCATCATGGAAGGTAAAGAATGGGTACTTGCTGGTGGCGCAATAGAAGAGCAAGATATCGACAAAATTAAGAAGAGAATTAACAATGCTGCGGTTTCGCAGTTGGAGGAAAGAAAGATTTCCGCATTTAATTCATTCCTAAATTCTTTATAAGTATAAATATTAATTAGCAACTCAACAATAACTTAGGACACGGAGTAACAATGTCTGACAAACTTGAAAAAACTGTAACTGAATCTAGTGTTACTGCTAACGCTAAACCTGGCGATCCAATGCCTAAGTCGGAAGCAGGAACACCTGGACAACCTGGATATCAGGATCTAGGAGGACCAACACCATCTAACTCAAAACCAGATGATGAGTCTAATAAGTATAAGACTGGTGGTGGACCAACAGCAGTTCCCCCTTCAACAAAACCATCTGATGCTTCTGCACAGAAGGCAGAGTTTAGCACAAAGGGTGACGTACATGCATCTCACAAACCAGAAGGTGAGGAGATAACAGAGGAAGAGACAACTGAAACTATACAGGTTGACTTATCCGCTGATGTTGCTGCACTTACAGAGGGTGAAGATCTAAGCGAAGAGTTCAAAGCGAAAGCAGCGACCATCTTTGAAGCAGCAGTGATCTCACGCTTAAACGAAGAACTAGGACGTATGCATGATGACTATGCAAAAGTCTTAGAAGAAGAAATTGAGTCTGTTAAGACCGAATTGGCAGAGAAGGTAGACGAGTACCTGTCATTCGCGACTAACAAATGGGCAAAAGACAACTCTCTTGCATTAGAGCACGGTATCAAAACCGAAATGGCAGAGAGCGTCCTTGGTGGACTCAAACAGGTTTTCGCAGAGAACTTCATAGAAGTTCCTGACGAGAAAGTTGATCTAGTTGACGAAATGACTGGACAACTCGATACTATGGAGAAGAAACTCAATTCACAAATCGAAGAAAACGTCTCTCTAACTAATGAGATAGGCGGATATATCAAGAATGGGATAGTGAACGAATTGTCTGATGGTCTTAGCGTTGCTCAAAAAGAGAAATTCGCTAGTCTAACAGATGCAGTTGAGTTTGAGAATGAAGAAACCTTCCGCGAGAAGGTGAAGACAATACGCGAATCATACTTCAACAATGGCAAACCAGAAACTAATGTAGTTACTGAGGACGTCGAAGTTGATGCACCTTCTGTTGAAGGTACAATGGGCGCATATGTCAACGCACTTTCCCGCTGGGCAAAGTGATTATAGTAAACACTAATCCAAATTTATCCTTTAAATAAGACAAATGTTCAACTCAGAACACTTGCAGGAAAAGTGGGCACCTATTCTAGAACATTCCGAGTTAGATAACATCTCAGATAAGTATAGAAAGGCAGTCACATCAATCTTGCTAGAAAACCAAGAATCATTCCTCAAAGAAGAGGCAGGCATTCTTAACGAAGCTGCTCCAACAATGAGTGCTGGTACTGCTGGTTTTAGTGGTAGTTCAACTGCTACTGGACCTGTTGCTGGTTTCGACCCTGTGTTGATTTCATTAATAAGAAGATCAATGCCTAAGTTAATCGCTTATGACATTGCTGGTGTACAACCTATGACTGGTCCTACTGGTCTAATCTTCGCAATGAGATCACGCTACGGTACAAACAGAACCGCAGGCAGCGAAGCATTCTTTAACGAAGCAGACGCAGAATTCTCAGGAGAGAACGCTGCATCAGATCTAGGACAGTCAGCACAGTCTGGATCTAACCCTGGTCTACTCAATGATAGTGGTACATATACTACTAACACTGGTATGTCAACAGCACAGTCAGAAGCATTAGGTGATGCATCTGGTAACCAGTTCGCTGAAATGAACTTCTCAATCGAGAAAGTCACAGTAACTGCGAAATCTCGTGCGCTAAAAGCAGAGTACAGTTTAGAACTTGCTCAGGACTTGAAAGCAGTCCACGGACTAGACGCTGAGTCAGAATTGGCAAACATCCTCTCAACTGAGGTTCTTGCTGAAATCAACAGAGAAGTTGTTAGAACAGTATACAAGGTTGCAAGACCTGGTGCTCAGAACAACACTGCTACTGCTGGTATATTTGACCTAGACGTTGACTCCAATGGTAGATGGTCAGTTGAGAAGTTCAAGGGACTTCTATTCCAGATCGAAAGAGACATGAACGCAATCGGGCATGAAACTCGTCGTGGAAAAGGGAACATTCTAATATGTTCTGCTGACGTTGCATCTGCACTTTCAATGGCTGGTGTGTTAGACTACACTCCTGCTCTTGCTGGAAACTCTAACCTACTTCCTGACGACAATAGTTCCACACTTGCTGGTACATTGAACGGAAGAATCAAGGTTTACGTTGATCCTTATTCTGCAAACGTATCTGATAGACATTTCTATGTTGCTGGATACAAAGGTAGTTCTGCATACGATGCTGGATTATTCTACTGTCCATATGTACCTCTACAAATGGTCAGAGCAGTAGGTCAGGATACATTCCAACCAAAAATCGGATTTAAGACTCGTTACGGTATGGTTGCTAA